TGTTCCGCGCCCCCAGGTGGGCCGTCACTTCCAGCAGATCCGTCTCCAGGTAGTCCATGGACTGCTCCCGGTACTTCTGGTTGAGCTGGTTCACGCCGGTCATCACCGCGCGGCGAATGCAAACGTCAAGCTGTTGGATGCCTCCGCGCTCGTACTTGACCGCGTTCCTGACCGGGGCTCCATTTTTATCGAACGCCACGCACAGCCCGCTCTTCGCCAACTGCCGCACGGCCTCGCCGATGGCCTGGTCGTAGCTGATCGCGCCGGACATGATCTGGAGCTCCGCGCTGTCCAGGGCCCACTGGTACGCCTTTGCTGGCGGAAGCATGACCTTGTGCCGTCCGTCCCGTACCAGGAACCCCATGGACCGGGTGAGGTTGGTGAATCCATCGACAGTCTGTCGCCGGATGGCGTCGATATCCCGTTCGTCCACCAGCCTCTGCGGAAAGGTCACCTGCGCGATATCGATCATCGATGTGTAGTATCTTTGGTTACGCGCCACTACATCGTCCAACAGGGCCTCCAGCTTGTCCATGCCGACGCCGGTCGTCTTGGAGATGGCCCTCTTGATGTCCTCCAGATCCACGCCGTGGGAGCGCAGGGCCCGGACGTCCTGGACCGTGACCTCGTTCAGCTCGCCGGCCAGACGAAGCCTGGAGCAGATCTCCTCCAGCAGCTTCAGCTCCAGGCCCCGGAACAGCTCCGCCAGCTCTTCGGGGAGGGCATCCAATATCTCCGGGCTGAACGGATAGCGCGGCATTTACTCCACCTCGTCCTGTTCCTCGTCCGTCATATCTTCCATATCCGGTAGCATCTTCCGGGCGGTCTCTTCGTCCACGCCGTCCCACTTCATGACGAAGGCGACCGGCTTCATCAGTCCAGCAGCCACCCGCTGCATATCCATCGCCATGTCCTGCCGCCTGGTCTCAGGATCGTCCAGGACCCCGTCGCCCCAGTTGTATCCCACGCTGTACTCCCCCGCTGGAGCAAGCTGCGCCAGGTCGCACCACGCGTCCATAGCGTAGATCAGATCGTCCAATGCCGCCTGGAACGTTTCCTGGATGCAGTCCTCCGTCACGTACTGCCGGTGTTTGGTCATGATCTCCTCGGTGGCCGTCTTGTTGACGGACTGCGGGTCGGAGATCGTTCCGAAAGCGAGCCCCACATTGAACTCGACGATCTTCAGGATATATTGGAGCCCGTCATATAGTGCAGCGTTCCGCAGCTCTGGGCTGAACTGCTCGAACAGATTCCCGTCGCTGGTAAAAGCGCCTTTCAGGAAAAGCCGGTCTCCGATCTGTCCTGCATCGATCTGCGTGGCATCTGAGAAGATCTTCCGCTCCCCGCTCTTGAACTCCCACCAGATACGCTCCCACTGAAGGTCCGCTTCCCGGATGAGGTCCATCACCGCTCCGGAATACACGGAGACCCCCATAGGCGAATCGGGCTCCACCCGATTGGCTATCGGCGGCTTGAAATAGGAGAACAGCGGGCCGGTCAGACCTTCGATCTCCTTATGCTCCTCCAGTCCTGCCCATTCCTTTATAGCATCGAGAGGGACCTGAGCACCGATGCCGCCGTCCCGTCCGCTGCGGAATGCTTTGTTTTCCACCACGTAGACCTTGCTGCCATCCTCGCGTATCTGGAAGTCGTGGTGCTCCAGCTTGACGAACCAGTCTTTCCCCTGGCGCACAGGTTTGCTCTCAAACACGCCGCCTATCGCCTTGCCGGCCCCATCGAAGCGGGTCGGCGTGAAGCGCGTGGTGAAAGCGTCCACCAAGATGCGGCCATCTTCCGGGTACGGCTTGAGGCACACCCCGCCCAGGCAGAGGCCCAGCTCCAGATCGATCCCGAACCTTGCCACCGCCAGTTGCATCTGCCGGTCGATGTACTTCGCCCTTTCGCTGCCGGACACGGCCACAGAGAACTCCGTCAACGCATGACGGGCCAGCTCCCGACCGATGGCCCCCGGCAATCCCAGCGGCCGCACATCGCAGCTCTCCCAGGGAGGGTGGTCGATATACATGGAATACCAGAGGTCGATAGCGTCCTCCATCTTCCGGGAGGCGGCAGGGAGCACACTGAACTCCTTCTCGATGGTCCCGGCAGGGATCGTCACTCTATCCTGTTTCGTGTAGCCGAACTTGTTCAGCGCCCATTCGATGATGCCCATGTATCTCCCTCTCTTGGATGCGATATCTCCCCCGCCTCATATCAAGATCGCGGGGGCCTGGTTCGCCATGCGCCCCACTATATCGGCGCTTATGCCATCCAGCAGCTCTCCGACCTCGGCGGCACTGTATGTACGCTCCGTCGCCTCGGGGAGAGGGAGCACCGCTTGCCCGCCGGTCAGCTCCGCGCTGGCATAATGGGCACAGATCGCCTTGTACTCTGGGATGGGGTTTTCCTTGGCCAGCTTCATCCACATGGAAGCCACACGGGCCCGGGCGTTCTTCGCCTTGGCTTCGGCAAGCGCGGCCTTCGTGCCGTCCGTCAGGACGCTGGCGCTGTACGAGCCGGTCTTACGGATCGCCGGGAGGACGGTGCCCGTCACCCACCGGCGGAACTTCTTCGCGCCAGGGAGCTTGCTGGACAGCACCAGCGAATACAGGCCGCTCTCGTTGATGACGGTCATGTTTCGGTTTTGGCTACCGTCGTGAATCGCGACGGTAGCTTTGTCCTCTTCATCGATATGGACTGCCAGCGCGTCGCGGGAGTTGCTGTACCCCAGCGCCGCAGCCACATCCTTGCCGACCATCCACGGTTCTCCGTCGATCTCCACAGCGCGGACAGTCCCAAACTCGGGATCGTTGAAAATCATCAGTTCATTCATGATGGATATCCTCCTCTTTTTGATGGCCGAGCCATTCACGCCGCCCCGACGAACAGCAGCCGGAAGGTCTCCCGCCCCTTGGGCGTCACCATCGTCTGGGTGCCGCTCCACTGGGTCTTTTCGTTGAAGCACTCCTTGACCTCGAACAGGCCGCTATCCACATGCTGGGCATAGGGCATCAGCTTGCCACGCTTGTCCCGGTAGATGTACTTCTTGTTGAGCAGGAACTGGATGAAGTCCCGCTCCCTGACCTCCAACTGCTTCGCCGTCTCCCGGAAATTGGTCAGCAGGTTCCGATCAACCAGTTCATCGAAGTAGTCCGCTTTGGGCTTCATGACCTGCGTCTCCACTGTCAGGGCGGAGTTGGCGATCTCCAGTGCCGAGATGCGGGCCTCACGGTCAGCCAGAGTCTTTTGCGCCACCATCAGCGCTTTTGCCATCAACTCCTCTGGAGTCATGTTCTCCTGCCTATAGATGTATCCGCCGTTGCGGCGGATGGAGGGAAGGACTTCATCAAAGATCCAGATCTCGAACTCCTCCGCCCCCGGCAGCTCAGACTTGGCAGCCAAGCGGTAGATATCGCCCTCGGGGATAAAATTCATTTCCTGATTTCCGCCGGGAGTATGGATATAACGTTTCGTTACACCCTTACAATGGTCTGTCAGAGCTTTACTCGAATTCTTGTAGCCCAACGCTTTTGTCGCGTCGGACCCACAGAACAGTGTCTTACCATCTTCCACGATGGCTCGGATGGTCCCAAATCGCTCGTCTTCAAAGATCTTCAGTTCGTTCATGCTAGATATCCTCCTCTTTTTTGATGGCCCATCGAAATATCTTTGTCATATGCCCGCAGACCGCACTTCCCGCGCCATGATAGTGGAGCAGAAGTACCGCATGTCGTCACAGGCGTGATCCGCTTCTTTTATCACCGTATCCATCGACGCTTCCGTGTCCCAGCGGTATGCGGCGATCTCCGACAGCAGGCCCTTGCAGTCCCTGTGGATCAGGATCCGTCCGGCCTGCAGCAGCGAAGCCGTCAACCGGATGCCATCCACGACGCTGTTGTCTGCGTCCCACACGGCGAACCTCCCGTGCCTCCGGATCGTCTCCTTGAAGCTGGCAGCGGATGGGTCCACGACGATCCGATCTATCTTCTTGTCTCCAGCCAGCTCCTCAAGACCTGTATAATGCTCTTCATCCGTGCGCTGATGGTTCCCAGGCTTCCTACTGTCATAGTAATATTCGCCGGCGCGATACGCCGTCCCCCGCCACAGGCACCAAAGCCCCGCCGAGGTCGGGTTCACTGTACCATAATCTACCGAGATGTACCATCTCCCCCGCTGGAGGGCTTGCCAGGGTATCTCGTCCATCACGTGTTCCTCTTCGCTGAACATGGGATACACCAGGCCCTCGGCAGCTACCCACAGCCCCCGGATATACCGGTCATAAAACACACCGGAATACATGGACTGATAACGGGCAAGCGTCTTATCGCTCAGGCTGGGGTTGTCGGTCATCTCGAAGTGGAGATAAAGAGCATTGTGCTCCTCCCGCTTGTCGATCCACTCCTCTTTGAACCAGTGGGACGGGTTTCCGGGATTGCAGGAAAACCAGATTCTCGCGCCGTCCACGCTACACCGGGCCAGTGCCTGATTGACAAAGCTCTCCGGCATAAGGACTACTTCGTCCAGCAGTACCCCCGCCAACGTCCGGCCCTGAATCAGAGCGAAGCTGGATTCGTCCCGTCCGCCGAACACCTCGAAGTAATTCACTCTGGGGCCCCGGCGAACCTCCAGAATCTTCTGCGAACGCCGCCAGTGGAGCGTATAACGTTTCTTGGCGTAACTGCGGGATATGTAGGGAATGACCATGTTCTCAGTCGCGCTGCCCACGGTCTTGCCGCAGATGCCGAACCGCTGGCCGGAAAACTCCCGCATGGCCCAGTCGATGAATGCCACCACCTCAATGGAGGTTTTGCCGGACCGGACCGCGCCGTCGCAGATCAGGGCATCGTAGGGGCTGTAGGGGAAGGCGAGGATTTTCTTTTGCTTTGCTGAAATCATGTGGTAACTTCAAATCTTATTTTCATTTGTGCCGGATAAAGGTCTACCTCTGGCCTGCGCTTCCCGGTCCACCGCAGTCCCCCAGCCCGTCCCACGCATTTCCATCCGGCAGCACGGAGGCTCGTCCCGTTCTCGCTCTCCAGGATGTAAGTCACCAGTTTTTTGTATCCCATGGCACGGGCCACCCTCCATGCGGCGGCGTATAACATGGAACAGGCGTTGTGGGTCCCGTCTGTGCAAAGCCGATTTACCTCCAATGTCCATCCATCGTCTAAATGGCGGGAAACAGGCCGCCCCACAATGGCAACGCCAACTATTTTCTCTCCATCGGAGCAACCGATGGAAAACTTGTGTCCCACAACAGGCCCATGGTGGCGGTGGTTTTGCTCCACAAAGGCATTTGCCTCTTTCAGCTTCATGGGAACAATTTCAAGCATCGCCCTCCAACCCCTCTCCCAATTCCCGCAGGCTGCGGCTCAGATCGTCCTCTTCGGCTTCGTCCTTCGGACCGCCGCCTATCATGGCCCATTTGTCAATCAGAGTCCCCAGCGCCGTGGTGATCTGCGCCGGACTGGCATCCGCAAGTTTATCCGGGCTGTTCAGGGCGTCCAGCCCTTTTCCCAGTATTTCACACACGATATTTCGCTTATTCTCCATGTAAGCAATAATATCAGCGGTGTTCTTCTCTTTTTTATCCTGCGCTTTCTTGGCGAAATCGGCGCAACTCGCAACTAATCGACGCACTGTGTCCTTTGAAACGCCGTTTACTTTCGCTGTTGCGCTATAGCTCTCTAATTCGGTATAGTCCGCAAGGATTTTCTTTTTTTGCTTATCCGTCAGCCTTGCTGCCATACCACCACCTCTCAATCAAAATTTATTATTCTTCATACAAAATCAACGGTCACAAGGCATAAACCTCTAGTACCATTACAAAAGAGCTATCAAGACCATTCCAGGGATTTTAGCCGCATATCCAGATAGCTGTTCCATGTCAGCGGCGGCAGTGGCATTGAGGTCCAGTTCCGGAAGCGGGAGGAGGAATTCCCCAGTGAGCTCCCTCGTGGCGTAGGCCTGTAGCACCTGCCTGTATGTACCGTCGTACTGAGCCGCCAATCGCTCCAGGATCTGAGCCTTGCGGATGCGTACATTTTCGGCGCGGGTCTGGGCCATGATCTTCTGGTATTCGGTCATGCTCCGGCTCCCATGTACTGTACTGGGGAGGAACGCTTCCGCCAGCACATCTTTGGCTTTGAGCTGATATTGCTTCAATGTCTCTGCCAGTTCCGGGTGTTCCTCTTTCATCGTGGGCGTGATGCTGATCTTTGCCAACCAGAGAGGCACAAAGTCCAGCTTGAGAGCGATCGTCTCATGAGCAGGGTCAAACACCCCTGCATGAAATTTCGTGCAACCCTCTTGTAGCACTTCATCGCTCTGGACTTTGACGATCTCTCCATTTGCTTGTCCTCTGGATAAACCGATGCCATTGCACATCCATTTGACGCCCACCCAGATCTGCCCGTCCGCGTCACGGGCCGCCATGAGTCCTGTTCCCAAGAACGGGACTTTTTTGATCTCAAGTTTTTCCATTCGAGAGGTCTCCTTCCAAGATGTGATAGAAGAGGCTGCGGGAACATACCCCGCCATGCGTTCCCTCTCACAGTGCAGCTCCCGGTCCATGCGCCGGTCCGCTGCATATAGCCCCTGCCGCTTCCCGCTACACAGAGATATGAGCTTCAAAGAACGGCACATCTCCCACATCCGGGGCAGCGGACCGAGACCCGCTGCCCCTTCGTGGTCAAGAGGAGGAGGAGCATGGGTGGGAGGATGGAGGGCTCCCACCTATGCTATCCTATCACATATCCTGACCTCCACTGACCAAAAAAGGTCAGGTCTAATAATTTGTTCTCCCAACAAGATAATCGATACTCACATGGAAATAGTTGGCGATCGCAATCAGCGAATCCATATTTGGTTTCGTTTCTCCACGCTCATATTTTTGGATCGCAGTATCTGGAAGCCCACAAAGCTGAGACAGGACTATCCTGCTCTTCCGTTCCTTTTCCCTCAATCTTTGCAAACGATACGGGAACTCATCCAACCTACATCCCTCCCCTGACATGCGGGACATCATACCCCGTTTCCCGCTTGATCCTTTGGATACAGTTCCTGACAGAACCCGGCGTACTGTCCAAGACCTCGGCGATCTGCCGGGCCGTCAAGTCCTCCCAGTCGCCCTCCATCACCGACCAGATCAACGAGCCTTTGCGGTACGGGTCTTCCGGCCTAGGCACGATCATCACCGTCCCCTTCTTCTGGCCTGCGGCGGTAAGCCGACCAGCCATTGCCGCACATTTTCAGGAGGCGTACTGTACCATCCGTGAAAAAGATGCTGTCCGCATCCATTCGATCTACTACACGGCAAGTGCACCAGCCCCTCTGTTTCGCGTAGTTTTCAAAATCCTAGACGTTTGGGAATTTAGCCCGGTTTCTCCTTATGCCAGACCGAGCCCTTTTTCGTGAAGTGCATCCATCCGCGCCCCGGTTCGTATCTGGCCGCAGGTTTCCCGCAGACCTGGCAATAGATGGACGGATGCACGCCGACGGACTGCATCCCGCCCCGGCCAGCTCCGCTCCTTCGGCTCATACGTTGCCTTCCGGCTTGCGGCGGTAGGCCAGCCAAGTCTTTCCGCAGTTCTCGAACACAGCCATTTTGCCATGGGCCTCTCGACATAGCTCGTATTCTGCATCAACCAGCATCCAAGTGCAGAAACCGCCGCTTCCGCGCATCGGAACGATCCACACCGGCTCCCCGTCCATCCCCCTCAGCTCCTCCAGGGTGAGCGGGTCGTTAGGCTGCGGGGCGATGGTGGGCGCGGCGTCGATCTGCCGTTTGCTGTACCCGAAGATCTTATAGCCCCCATCTCCGTCGAACACTTCTTCCGCCATGTCGATCTCAAGTCCATCTGCATCGATCGGTCTCATCCGTCTTCCCCCCTCTTCCCCTCCGCTGCGTCGCGTCCGGCCTTGTAGCGCAGCCTCGCCTTCGCGTTCTTGAGCTCCTTCATCGCGATCCCGAGCTCCTGGCAAATGGGGCCGCTCCTCAAACCGGCGCGCAGCAGGGCATCTATCTGGTCGTCGAGCTCGTCATAGCATCCCCATGTCCTCGTCTGCTCTCCCTCGTGCGGCGCACAGTTCCCATAGCTGCGTTCCCGTTTGCAGTCGAGGCAGCGGTCGATCGCCGCCTGCGGGTCGCAGGTATGTACCTGCTCCGGCGGGTCCGGCGGGCTGACCCACGGCCTGACGGCATGGCTGATCCCATATGGGTCGT